GTCGTACCCGAGATGGTTACGGTTTGTGGATCGGCAAATGACATAGGCATCACTCCTAGAGTCCCGTTCGGGGACTCCATTGACGTTTGCGCGTAACAGCGCGACTACTTGGAGTGTCGGGACAAACCCAACGCTCCAGCAATGGAGTACTGGAACGGTGACAAACCGTCCCAGGAAACTCCGAAACCAAAGGGGTTAGCCTTCACCCGTTGCTTTGTTTCCAAAACAAGGGAAATCGGTGAAGTCTGTAGCTTCTTTGAATCTACAGAGTTATAGGTATCCTTAACGATGGTTGATTCCATCATATACCCATAACGCATAACCATGCCGTTGACGAAACTCGAAATGTTGGACATTACATCTCCAACATTCGAGAACCAATCAACGGCCCAGGACCACGGCGCCAGTTCCCAAAGGGTTTCTGGCGTGATCTCCAAGCCGAGTAGTTGTTCGGCTTTGTCCCTCAGATTAGCTACCGCCCGATCATGTGAATAATCGGTAGGCAGGTAATACGTGAAGGCACCGGAGAACCACCTGTTCTGGACGATTTCACGCGTCCTTTCCAGGTCAAACGTGGAAGGAGACCAGTAATTGGAATCGACCATCCCATTCGCAATGAACGGGAATCGACTCCAACTAATACGATTATAACTAGTCTCCAACTTGCGTGGGAAGCGGTATGTTCTTCTCACAACACGCCCCGCGTCTCTCTCAAACTGACGAATTAATCCGTCAGCTTCGAGGAGACTAACCGCGATCGACTTTACGTCGTTCACGAGGGGCTGCCACCCGAACTCTACGTTCAGGTAGTCGGACCCAGCTGCTTTCGCACGCTGAGTACGTTTCTTCAAGAGCTCTAATGAATGACGTGGAATACCGTCCTTCAAAAGTTCAAGAAGAAACACCGCTGTTTGAGAAGAAGGATCCGCAGGCTTAGCTCGCGCTACTGCAGTGGCTCCAAGAGCCGTTAGGGCAGCCTTACTAGATGCTATATTAGTAGGCCACCCACCTGCAAGAGCAACGAGATCTGGGTTCATTGCATAACAACTACCGTTATAGATAGTTGTATACAATAGACTAGGGCAATTTCCTCTATACTCTCCAACAAGACGTACATTAGACGAAGGTCCAATGACGTACTGTTTTTGAGTGAAGAAATCGCCACCCACATCGCTAAGGGGAGATATTTTACGTTTCCCCCAGCCATGAGCCTCAGAGTCAGTTATCTGACTCCCTTGGTATACTCCTAACGAAGCTGCCTTTTGTCCAACTAGCGGTGACCGATCTCTCGGTGCCGCACAATTGGACTCGACATACTTCGTTGTGGACCCTTGACCGAAGTCAAAGGGAATGATCCGACTTTTACGTCGAATCATAGTACCAAGCCATGCAAGAACCTCC